AGCAGTTCCACGCTGTCGTGGTTAACTCGAGCGGCAATGCCGCCGCAGCCGGTGCCAACGCTCTCAGCGCTGGCATCCTCCAGAACAAGCCGAACACCGGCCAGCCTGCGACCGTTTGCTATGACGGCGTTTCGAAGGCTGCCATCGGTGCCACGGTGGCCGCCGGCGCAAAGCTGACGACCGACGCGGCTGGCAAGCTCGTTACCGCAACCACCGGTCAGGCGGTTGTTGGTGTTGCTCTCGCAGGCGGTGCCGTCAACGAGATCATCCCTGTCCTCATGACCCGCGTCGCCCTCGGCTAAGCGGCTCATTTTTGAATTGGAGCAATAACCCATGACCCCGACCCCCGGTGACGTTCATGTCAATGCGCCGCTGACCAACATCAGCATCGCCTTCCTGCAAAACGCTGCGAACTTTGTGGCGACCCGCGTGTTTCCGAACATCCCTGTTCAGAAGCAGTCGGACCGTTACTACGTGTATGAGCGTGGCGATTTCAACCGCGATGAAATGCAGCTTCGCGCCCCCGCAACCGCCTCTGCCGGCGGTGGCTACACGCTGGACAACACTCCGACGTACTTTGCCAATCGGTTCTCCTTCCACAAGGATATCCCCGATGAGCTCCGTGCGAATGCGGATGCTGTCCTTTCGCCCGACCGCGAGGCGGCTGAGTTCGTGACGCACAAAGCGCTGATCAAGCGCGAGAAGCTGTTCTCGAACACCTACTTCAAGACTGGCGTCTGGACCAACAACCGCGCTGGTGTGGCTGGTACTCCCGGTGCCAACCAGTTCAAGAAGTGGAATGATGCCACCTCGACCCCAATCCGTGACGTTCGCCTTGGCAAGGCAGCAATCGCTCAGAGCACCGGCTTCGAGCCGAACAAGCTCATCATGGGCCGCGCTGTCTATGACGCCATTGTCGATCACCCGGAAATCATCGACCGCCTGAAGTATGGCCAGACCGCTGGTGCGCCTGCCATGGCTTCGAAGCAGGCTCTTGCAGCCCTGTTTGGCGTCGATGAAATCCTCGTGATGAACGCCATCGAAAACACCGCAGCTGAAGGCGTTGCAGCCGCGCACTCGTTCATTGGTGGCAACCACTGCTTGCTCACCTACTCAACGAGCGCTCCGGGCCTCATGACGCCGACCGCCGGCTACACCTTCTCGTGGACCGGCCTGCTTGGCTCGGGCGCGGATGGCAACCGCATCAAGTCGTTCCGCATGGAAGATCGCAGCGCTGACCGCGTTGAGATCGACATGTGCTTCGACATGAAGCTCGTTTCGGCTGACCTCGGTCAGTTCTGGAGCGACGCGGTCTAATCGACCCAACAAGGAAGGGCGGGGCCTGAAACCCCGCCCTCCTAACCATGTGAGAAAGCAGACATGGCAACTCGTTTCTATACATCTGAAAGCAAGTTCAAAGCAGGCCGCCCCTTCATCATGAATGGGGAGGACTACAACTTCGATGATCCAGTCGACGTGACCGGCATCGAACCGCGCCGCATCAAGCTCATGTTTGAGGCGAACCTTCTGGAGGTCGATGAGAGGCCGCAGGAGCAGCGCAAGAAGGCACCGCCGCCGCCCGTAGAGGGTGAGAAGCACAGGCTGAAGAACGGCGGCTTTGGCCGCTGGTACATCGCCAACAGCGCCGGCGACAACATCGAAGGCCCCTTCACGGGGGAGGACGCGAAGAAACAGGCGGAGCTCGCTCTGGCCAAATATCAGTGAGGTAGACGATGTCCTTGATTGTCGAAACTGGAGTTGGGTTGGCCAACGCCGACGCCTATGTTGGGCTAGTTCACTTCAAGGAATTTTGCAGCGCCCGTGGATACCGGTGGGAGGACGCGGAGGATTTCGCGATTGAAAACTCAATCCGTCGAGCGACTGACTACATTGACACGATTGGCCGCTACAAGGGCGCACGCCTCACTCAATCGCAAGCCCTCGAGTTTCCTCGCTCCGATCTTACTGACTGGTCCGATTACACCATCACCGGTGTACCTCACCGCGTAAAACATGCGTGCTGCGAGCTCGCCTTTAAGGGGCTCAGTGAGCCGCTGTACAAAGACCTTGACCGTGGCGGCAAGGTTGTCTCTGAGAGCGTGGGCCCGATCTCTGTTACCTATGCGGGCGACGCGCCGGCTGGGAAGCTCTTCATGTTCGCCAAGAACCTGCTCGAGCCGTACCTCCGCGACCCCGACACCATTCTCTATGAGCCCATGAACGCGCCTGCCTATGAGGGCAATTTTGCGCGGGTGGGCATGATGGACAACCCCGGCGCGGGCGCGCTCACCTCGTACAGTGTTGACGACGAGTAACGCCCATGGCGACCTATGATGCAGCTTCTGCCACGGCGTACAACCTGATCGCTTCCAAGGGGAGTGATGTGGTGTTCACGCGGGCAAACAGCGCGGGCTTCGACCCCGTAACGCAACAGGAAACCACCTCGAGCACCACCCTAACCCTTAAGGCCGTGGGTCTCCCGCCCGGCAAGAGCGCGGAGTTCCGCATTGGCAAGCTCGAGCGTCGCAACATCATTGAATTGCACTGCGCCCCCCAAGGCGGCGCTGTACCGCTGCCCGGCGATAAGGCTCTGTGGGCCGGCTCCAGCTGGACGGTCCTATGGGTGAGCGAGCTCAACCCGGCTGCCGATGGCGCGCCCTACGCCCTCGTGTACGCGGAGCGCTGATATGAACGACGCCCGCCTCTTCAAGATGCACCTCACCGATTATGCGAACAAGTTTGGCGTATCGATGGACGCGCTTGCCCGCCAGACCGCTCAGCAACTCTCGGAAAACGTGGTGACCGACACGCCGGTCGATACCGGCTTCCTCCGTTCCTCATGGCAGCCCTCGCTCAATGGCATCACCGCTGGGCAAGGCACCGCCATTTCAGGAGCAGCCGCTGCCTCGAAGGTGGCGGCAACCGTGGGGATTGTGGCCGCCGATATGAAGGCCGGCGATACCTATTACCTCACAAACAATGCGGAGTACGCGCTCCACGTTGAGTTTGGCACGTCCAAGATGGCCGGGCGCTTCATGGTGACCAGCAACATGAAGAACGCGCAGAACGTCGTTGCCAAAATCGTTAAGGAGCTGGCTCTGTGAGCGCCATAACCTTCCACCCCAATCTGCGCTCAGGCATCCGGCAGAAGCTCCAGACGCTCGCCAACCCCATCGCCGTGGCGTGGGAAGGCCGTGTGTACCAGCCGATCAAGGGCACCCCGTTCATGACAGAGCAGGTGCGCCCGATCTCCTCCACCGTGACTGCCACGGGGATTGGTGGCGTGATCGCGCACACCGTCACCGCCAATTTCACGCTTCATTACCCGGCGAACACCGGCACGCTCGAGATCGACGCGCTTGCAGGCGCATTGCTCCAGCTTTTCCGCCCGGGAACTTCTATCACTTACAACTCAACGTCTGCCGTGGTACAGCAGGCAGAGCGAATGGCGTTAATCACAGAGCCCGACTGGATTAACTGTCCTGTGATCATCACTCTCATCGGGCACACGAGTAACTAATTTCAACCCGCCCGCACCGGGCTAACGCCAAGGAGTTGCAGCAATGCCCCTTCAGTCAAATGTCAATGTAGAAGTCCGCTACGGTGCGGAAACGGTTCTCGGCACGCAGAGTGTTGCCGCCGGCCAGACCTTGCGCCGTGTCTCCTCAACCCTCGCACTCGCGAAGGACGCCTTTACCTCGAACGAGGTGCGCCCTGATCAGCAGGTGTTCGATGCCCGCCATGGCGTGCGCCGCGTCGCCGGCAACATTCAGGGCGAACTCTCCACCCGTACTTATGATGACTTCATCGAAGCATCACTGCGCGGCACGTGGACCGCTGGCGTTGCCATCACTCAGGCGACTGCGACCATGAGCACCGCGACGCTTGCCGCCACTACTGGCGCAACGACCGGCACGTTCACGGCTTCGGCGGGTTCGTTCATCACCTCCGGCCTGCGCGTGGGCGATGTGTTCCGCGTCACCGGTCAGGCGGCGAACGTCAACCGCAACTTCCGCATCATGGCGATGACGGCGACCACCATCACAGTGTTCCCCGCTCCAGCCACCGCCACCGCAGCTGCTACATGGGGCATCACCGTGCAGGGCCGCAAGCTCCTCACGGGCGTCTCGCAGCGCTCATTCACCATCGAGCAGTTCTACCCTGACATCGATGTGTCTGAGACGTTCCTTGGCTGCCGCATCGGAGAAATGCAGGTGTCGCTGCCGCCGACCGGCATGGCCACTGCCTCGTTTGGTGTGCAGGGCGTAAACATGCTGAGCACCTCAGCTGCTCAGGCCCCTGTGTTTGCAAGCCCGGCAGCTGCTACGGCCTCCAACATCCTCGCAGGCGTGAACGGCTCGCTTTCGGTCGCAGGTGCTCCCTCGGCTATCGTGACGCAGCTCGACTTCACCGTGAGCAACAACCTCAACAGCCAGCCGGTTGTGGGTTCGACCTTGGTGCCGGAAATCTTTTATGGCCGCACGGTCGTAAACGGCACGCTCTCGGCGTACTTCGAGAACCAGACGCTCCTCAACTATTTCATCAACGAAACTGAGGTTGCGCTGGCTGTCCAGATGGACGACGCGAACGGCACCGATTTCATGGCCTTCCGCTTCAACCGCGTGAAGCTCATGGGCGCAACGAAAACGGTCGGCCCCGATGGCGGCGTGATCCTCCAGTCGCCGTTCCAGAGCCTCCTGAGCTCTGGCCAGACTGGCTTCGACGACGGCTCCCTCGTGGTCCAGCGCTCGAACACGTAATCACCAGCACAGGCCCCGGGGCTCATCCCGGGGCCTTACCAGTAGAGGAAAGCAAATGAATTTCGATCTCGCAGGCATCGATACCAAAACTCTCTCAGAGGAAGGTGTCGATATGATTGTGAAGCTGATGGGCTCCGATGAGCCTCTGGTCGCCCGTAATGGCAAGCCCGTCGCCGTGAAGCTGCTTGGGCCCGATAGCGAGGTGTACCGCGATATCTCCCGGGCGCAGCTGAAGAAGCGCCTCACCCGCACCAACGACGCCAAGAAGCTCAACGAACTCGACTTCGCTGAGGTGGAGGCGGACGGCCTCGAGCTGATCACCGCATGCGTGGTGGGCTGGTCGAACGTATTCGACACCGATGGCAAAGAAATTCCTTGCACCAAGGAAAACGCTCGCAAGCTGCTTGAGGGCTACCCGGTGCTGCGCGAACAGGTCGACGTATTCGTGGCGACCCGCACGCATTTTATCAAGGCGTCACCGAGGAGCTAATCGCTTATGGCCGCTTCCAGTTTGGCCTTACTCGCAATGTTGGTGGCTCCGCTATGGGAGACCACTACGCGGCGATTGCAAAGGCCACTGGCAAGGAACTGGAACGGCCATCACTCCCGGCGGCGCTTGTTTACCTGTGGAACCATTTCATCCAACTCCATAGGGGCCGGTCGTATAACGGATTTGGTGCAAACCCTATTTCGTGGAACGACTTTCACGCCTACTGTCAGTTGACGCGAACAGCGTTAACACCGTGGGAGGTGGAAACGATACGAATGCTCGATGAGGTGTACCTCGAGGAGACCTCAAAGAGCGAATGACGGAGTGACCGATGGCGGATTTCAAACTTGGGTTCTCGCTCAATACCTCTGAGCTTGAAAAGGGCAAAAAGGCCCTGCATGAGGTAGCGGACGCCGCCGGCAACCTCGTCACCGCTGAGGGGCGGCGTAAAGCAGCGCATGACACAGCCGATGCCGCCCTCAACAAGACCATCACCGCGTCCAAGCAGGCTGAGGCCTCTGCGCAGCGCTATATCCAGTCGCTGCGCATGGAGGAGCAGGCCACAAAGGCTTTCGAGAGCGCGCAGAAATCGCTCAACGCAGCCCTAGATCAGGGCAAGCTCAGCGCACAACAGCACGCGAACTACATCAAGCAGGTTGGTGCCGCCTATGCGGACGCCAAACGGCAGGCTGAGGCCTTCCGCACCGCGCAGCCTACCCAACAGCCGGGCGCAGGCTTCGCAGGCACTCTGGAGCGCCTCAGGGGGCTCGGAGACGAGGCAGGCAACCTCGGGGGCATCCTCACTGGCCGTGCGGGCGTGGGCGGTGCTATGGAGGGTATCGCCGGCATGGCAACCCGCCTCGGAGCGGCACTGGGCCCTGTGGGCATCGGCCTTGCAGCTGTAGCAGCCACAGCCGCCGCCGCCGGCGTTGCCTTCAACACCATGATCCTGCCGCTCGCTCAGGTGCAGGACCGCTTCACGGCCTATCAGGCGCGCATCAATCTGGTCTTGAAAGATCAGGACGCCGCCGCAGCCT